ACAACACCGACGCGAGCTTTTACGCGGCGGGCTCGTTCTTCACGGTGGTGGTGTCTGCGGTCACGGTGGATTCGCAGACGGTCAACTTCGTGGCGGCGACGTTCCGAATCGTGGCTGCGGAGGCGATTGCCGGCAAGCCGAAGGCCGACGTTGATGCGTGGCTTGGCACTGCTGCCGCTACGCCGACGACGGCCGGCGTGCCTGAAGTGGACGTGACGCATTGGATTGGCACTGCCTGCGCGACACCGACAGTCGCGGGTGTTCCTGAGGTCGATCTGACGCACGTTGCGGGCGCCACAACCAGCGTTTCGGCACTGGCGACCAACGCGGCATCCTCGCTGCTGTACGCCACGCGAACGACCCTGCGCGGCACCGCAAGCGGCACGCCGACCACGACGAGCATCCCGACTTCTGCGATGACCCCGGCAACGTCGGTGGCAGATCAGTTGAAGGGCCGTATCGTGGTCTTCGATGACAACACGACCACGGCAGCGCTTCGCGGGCAGGCAACCGACATCACGGCCAGCAGCGCAAGCGCGACGCCGACGCTGACGGTTACGGCCCTGACAACGGCCCCGGTGTCGGGCGACACATTCACGGTGGTGTGATGTGCCGACGACCCAAGGGCGGCCGTTTGGCGCGTTCACAGGCCGGCGGTTCAGCAGCTTCGCGGGCAAGACCGCTGATTCAGGGAGCACGCACCCTGTAGGCGTACTGACGCAGACACGGCCGTTCGGTGCGTTCACCGGGCGGCGGTTTGCATCGTTCGCAGGCAAGACAGGCGGCGTTGATTTCGACGTTGACCCGACGACGCTGGCGATTGCTGGCGTCATTGGGCTGTCGGCTGATGTCGCGTATGTGGCAGGAAGCGCGCACCCGGTCGGCGTGCTTACGCAGCTTCGGCCTTACGGCGCGTTTGCTGGCAAGCGCTTCGGGAGTTTTGGCAGCAAGGCCGGGACCGCCAGCAGCGAGTGGGACGCGGCTACGCCGATACCGCTGCCGCTCATATCCGGCACGGTTGGGCTGTCGGGTGATGTGCGGTTTTCGTCGGTCTTCGCGCTTGAGAACGCGAGCGCGATTGGTCTTAGTGGCGCGGTCGGCGTGTCAGCGGACGCGCAGTTCGTCACAGCGTGGGACTTGGCCGACGCCACGCCCATCGGCATTAGCGGCGCGGTCAGTCTGTCTGCAGATGTCTCGTATTCGGCAACGGCGTTCACATCGGCGGGCGTGCTGTATGTGCCTATCCGCATGGTGTCTTCGCTGTGGAGCGCGGGCAACGTCGGCGGGGCTGCGGGTGAAGTGGCGTGGTTGCCACCGGCCAGGCAACCGATGGTCTACACCGACACGCGCACCGGGCAGATGTTTTGTGATCCGGCGTGGTATCGGTTCTTTGAGTACATCGCCGAAACGCGATTGGCAGGCAAGACAGGCCCGACGCTGACATCTGTTGTGCAGACCCTGACAGACACGCAGACCACGGCAGCAGCGGCGACCGTGACGGTGACGGAATTGCAGCAGCAGACGCAGGCAAACGCTGAAGCGCTCTATGTCACGCGCGAAGTGGTCAAGTACGGCGGCCTACCGGGCGCAGAACAAATCCCGTTTGTGGAGCTTTAAGCATGGCAACTAATCCGCTTTACAACCTTGGGCAGGTGTCGTTTCTTGACGACCCGTATCAGGTTGATGTATTGGCGCGCCAGCTAAAAGCGGCGGGCTTGTGGAAGCCTGAGTGGGATGTGCGCACTTGGACCAGCAGCGGCGACGAGATGGGGACGATGATCCCGTCAGACCGCGACCTGTCATCGCTTCAAGGGTACTCGGCCGCATTTGGGGACTACGGCGGCGGCAACCGATGGGAGGGGGTGGTCGGCCCGGATGGCAACGTCGTCATCGGCAATCCGTACTTCTACGATGAGCCGGCGTTGTTTCAGGGCCAGGACCTGATGAAGGCCGCGGCGTTGGTCGGCGGTGGGGCGCTGGGCATGAATGCTCTGTTCGGCGGGCTAGGCGCTGCCGGCGGCATCCCGTTGAGCGCAGCGGAGATGGGCGTCGGCGGCTTCCCGGCCGGAATGGAAGGCTACGGCTTCATGCCGGCAAGCGGGGCGGCTGAAGGCGCCACGCTAGGCACGGCGGCCGGTGGCTACGGCGGGCTGACTGGCGGCGGGCTGCTGACGGGCAACGCAGGGGCGACGCTGGGGGCTGAAGGGCTCGGCAGCCTCGGACTGTCTGCCGGTGGCTATGGTGGCCTGGGCGAGGCTGGCGGCGTCATGGCTGGCTTGAGTGGTGCAGGCGGTGGCGGTGGGGGCCTTCTCTCCACGCTCGGCAGAGCGAACAGTCTTGCAAACCTTGCAAGCGCTGGCATCGGGCTCTACGGCCAGAACAAGGCCATCGGGGCGATGCAGGACGCCACGAATCAAGCGCACGATTTCAACCGCTACGCCTTCGACACGATCCGCGCGGATAACAAACCGCTAGTGGACATGCGGAATTCTGTCCTGCCGCAGATTCAGGGCCTGCTGTCGAATCCGTCAAGCATCCAGCAAGACCCGGGCTATGCGTTCCAGTTCGCGGAAGGCCAGAAGGCGCTGAACAACGGCGCGGCCGGGCGCGGGATGACCTACAGCGGCGCGCAAGGAAAAGCGCTCCAACGCTACGGACAGGACTACGGCGCCACGAAGCTAGATCAGTCGCTGAACCGGCTTACCACGGTGGCCGGGCTGGGTCAGGTCGGCAGCAACAGCAACAACGCCGCGACTCAGAACTTCGCCAACAACCAAAGCGGCAACGCGCTACAGATGGGCAACGCTCGCGGGTCGGCGTACATGGGCACGGCGGACCTGTTCGGCAACGCGCTCCAGAACTGGAACAACACCAACACGCAACAGGACGTGATGCGTCGCCTGTTCGGGAATGGGGGCTGACATGGGTTTCGATACGAGCATCTTCCGCCGTGAGCGGGTGCAGCCGCTTCAGCCCATGAATGCGCTGATGCAGGGCTTGCAACTTCAAGGCACGATGCAAGGCAACGCGCTGCAATCCATGCAGATTCAGGCGTTGATGCAGCGGCAGCAGCAGGAGCAGGCGGCGCAGGCCAAGATGCAGCAGTTTGTGCAGGGCCTGCCGTCACCTCGCATGCAGGCCAGCCAGAACGCACTAGCCGGCGGCGGTGGGCCTACGGTTGCCAACGCGCAGCGCATGGCGCCGGTGGACCCGCGCTTGCAGATGCAGCACGACGCCATGCAGGCCGGGCTGATGTCTCCGATGGACTACCTCAAGTCGCTGCACCCCGAGCAGAAGCTGCAGGCTGTAGGCATGGATCAGAACATCGTTGACATGAATGCAGGCGGGGCAGTGGTGCGCGCTGGGCAAGCGAAGCCGGCGCCTAAGCCGAGTGCCGTGCAGGAGTTTGAGTACGCGCAGGGGAACCCGGCGTTTGATGCTTGGAACCGCAGCAACAAGAAGGCTGGAGCAACAAGCGTCAGTGTCAACACCGGCCAGAAGGGTCTAGACAACACGCTGAAGCTGCGCGGCGACTTCCGCAGCGAGCCTGTGTACAAGGCGCACCAAGAAATGACGGCAGCGTACTCGCAGATTCAGCAGTCGCTGAAGCAGCAGAGCCCGGCCGGAGACTTGGCCGGCGCGACCAAGATCATGAAGCTCTTGGACCCCGGTTCTGTTGTGCGTGAATCTGAGCTTGGCATGGCGATGGCCGCATCCGGATTGATGGATCGCGTGCAGAACTACGCACAGAACATCATCTCCGGCAACAAGCTGACGCCTACGCAGCGCGCCGACTTCCAGCGCCTTGCAGATGCTTTGTACGGAGAGAGCGTCAACCAGTACAACGCCAAGCGCGGCGAGTATCAAGGCATCGCGGAGCGCAACGGCCTGCCGGTTCAGGATGTGCTGGGCAGCGAGAGCAAGGCGCCAAAGCCAGCGTTGAAGCCCGGCGCGGTGCTGAAATTCGACGCTAACGGAAACATGGTGACTCAGTGAGCATCACCGCAGAACTACACGACGGGACGCGCCTAGAGTTCCCTGACGGCACGGACCCCGCGGTGATTCAGAGCACCGTGCAGAAGGTGCTGAAGTCAAAGCAGGAGCCGCCGGCCGCAGAGCGCGCAGGCACTGCTATCCGCGACATCCCGCGCCAGGTCGGGCTGACTGCGCGCTACGGGCTTGAAGGCTTGGGCGGGCTTGTCGGCACGTTCACAGAACCTGCGCGGCTTGCCATCAATCCGGCCCTGCGCGCTGCTGGCCTGCCCGAAGCGAAGCCCCTGCAAACCGGCGCCACGGCACTTGCCGATGCTGTCGGCCTGCCTTCTCCGCAAACGGCGAATGAGCGCGTTGTCGGCGACGCGGCGCGCACCGTTGCCAGCGCTGGCGGGCTTGTTGGTGCTGCGTCCAAGATGGCTGCGAACGCGGCCCCCGGCGTCATGCGCGAGGTGGCTACGCGGATGGCCGCGCGGCCCGGCGTTCAAGCTGCCGGCGCTGCTGGCGCTGGCTCTGCTGGCGGGTCTGTGCGCGAGGCTGGCGGGGACAAGTGGGCGCAGTTTGTCGCGGCACTTGGCGGCGGCCTGACTGCGGGCTTGACTGCGGGCGGCGCCGTGAGTGCTGGCAACGCGCTCTCACGCGGCGCGCGAAACCTGAAAAACGACCTGATCCCCGGACAGGTTCAGTCGGAACTGGTGCGCGCGGATCAGACCATCAACCTGACGCTGCAACGCGCCGGCATCGATTGGTCGGGTGTTCCTGAGCGAGTGAAGCAGAGCATGCGCGCCGATGTGGCCGAAGCGCTGCGCACGGGCCAGCCGCTGAACGCTGACGCGCTGCGCCGGCTGCTGGTGTTCCGCCGCACGGAGACGACGCCGACTGTCGGGCAACTGACGCAAGACCCCGGCCAGATCACGCGCGAAATGAACCTAGCCAAGACGGGCGCGAACAGTACCGACCCGTCTTTGCAACGCCTGCCGCAAATTCAGAATCAGAACGTGCAGACGCTGCTACGTCAACTTGACGAGGCCGGCGCGGCGCGGGGCCGCACCGCGCCGGATGCGGCGAGGGCCGGAATCGAGGCGCTGGATAGCAACATCGCCCGCACTCAAGGCGAGATCGGCGGTCTATACAACGCGGCCCGCGACTCTCAAGGCCGCAGCCTGCCGCTTGAGGGAGGCACGTTCACGCGCAGGGCGAATGAACTTCTGGACGCCGATAACGTAGGCAGTTTCTTGCCGGTTGACATCGCCAAGAAAATGAACGCCATTGCGCGCGGCGAATACCCGCTAACGGTAGATGTTGCAGAGCAACTGAAGACCAGCATCGGCAGGCTTCAGCGCAACAGCGCGGACGGCAACGCGCGGCGCGCTCTCGGCCTTGTCCGTCAAGCGCTTGATGAGGCTCCGTTGCAGAATTCGCAGCGCGTCAACCCCGGCAACATGCCTGCGGTCCCCGGCGCGGTCCCGCCTTCTGTCGGCGCTGGCGAGGAAAGCATGCGTGCCTTCAACGCGGCTCGCACGGCGAACCGGGAATTCATGCAGCGCTTAGAGCGCAACCCGGCTTTGCGTGCAGTGCACGAAGGCGTCGAGCCGGATCAGTTCATGCAGCGCTTTGTGGTCGGGCGTGGCGCTACTGCGGCAGACGTGAGAGCACTGCGCACAGAACTTACGCCCGAGGCTGTCGGCGTGTTCCGTGACTACGTGGTGAGGTATTTGCGCGACGCAGCCACCAACAGCACCGACGACATCGCAAAGTTTAGCAACGCGGCCTATCGCAAGGCGTTCACAGACCTGCAGGAAAAGCTGCCGGCGTTCTTCAGCCGCGAGGAAATCCAGCGCTTGCGGGACATCGGCGACGCCGCAAAGTACATGCAGGCGCAGCCTACCGGGTCGGCGGTGAACAACAGCAACAGCGGCGCGCTACTGCTAGGCAAGAGCCTGGATTTGCTGGACGCCTTTGCTCAGAAGGTTCCGCTTGGTCTGAAAGACACGATCAGCGGCAGCATTCAAGGCATGCAGCAACGGCAAGTGATGGCGCCCAAGAACGCTTTGATGCTGCCGCAGCCTGCGCAGCCCGGCGCCATTCCGGTGAATCCGCTACTTGCCGGAACTGTCCTTGTCCCGGAACAGCCACGCAAGAAGAACGGCCGCAACTAGCCAGCCAAGCATTATCGGGTCGAAGTTCATCGGCCCAAGTCTACAGCCCGCCGCGTGCGGGCTGCTTGCATTTCTAGGGGGCCACATTGGCAACACTTCTCCAATCCGCGACGTTCCTGAGCCGCAAGGCTGACGGAACGCCCAACGCGCTCGGCAAGCTCTACACCTACGCAGCGGGCACGCTCACGGGCCAGGCGGCCTACACCACGGCTGCGCTCAACGTCGAGCACGCGAACCCAATCATCCTCGGCGCAGACGGCACGGCGACGATCTGGCTTGACCCGTCGCTGAGTTATCGGCTGATCGAGAAGACTGCAGCCGATGCGCCCATCCGCGACGTGGATAACTTCAGCGACGCAGCGGGCGGGACGGGCGGGCGCTACGTGTTCCCTGACCCGGAAACGCAGACGGCGACGGCCGGGCAAACGGTCTTCACGCTCACGACGATGACGTACACGCCCGGCACGTCGTCGCTGCTGGTGTTCGTGGATGGCTTGCAGGTCACGGACTACACCGAGACAAGCGCCAGTGTCGTCACCTTCGATTCCGGATTGCTGGCGGGGCAGGAAGTCACCTTCAGGGGCGGTATCTATGTCTCTGGCGGCATGGGTGCCGATGAGGTCACGTACACGGCCAGCGGCACCGGGGCCATCCCGCGCACGCAGGAAAGCGTTAACGGCGACATCACCCGTTCGCGCGACTTCTTCACGGCCGGCGAGGCGGACTCATCGGCTGGCATCCAGCGATTCTGGAACCGCGTCACCAGTGTCGGCGGCCTGGCGGTGATCTCGCCCGGCGACTACACCATGAAGTCGGGCGTCACCATCACGCTAGGGTCAAAGGGCTTTCACGTCATCGGCGGCGGCGTTGAAGACGTGCGGTTCATGGTCGGCACCTCGTTTGTCGGCGCGACTCCCGCGTTCAAGATCGTAGGCAGCGACGCCCAGCCGGGTTTCTCGATCAGCGGCTTCAGCATCCGAGGCGCACCGACCACGGCGGCGACTGCGGGCCTTCAGATCGGCAGCGCGTCAACTTCTGATCCGGTCATTGCGGGGTTCAACACCTCCTGTTTCCGCAACATCTTCGTTGCCGACTTCGCGGTGGGCATTGATCTTGTCCACGCGCGGCTCATGCGGTTTGAGGACTGCGCGGTGTGGAACAACTCTTTCGGCGCGGCCAATACATGCTTTCGCATCCGGCAGGCCGGGCTGTTCACGACTGACCACATCTTTGACCGCTGCCAATTCGTCAACACCAAGACGGCAGGCTACTACAACGTCGAGATCGTCAGCAGCGGGACGGCCTACAACAACAGCAACGGAAACGGGTCTGTTGCGGGGCTGAAGTTCCGTTCCTGCGACCTGTACGCGGGCCACACCGGGATTCGGATGTACGCCTCTGGGTCTTCGCGGATCAGCGATGTGTGGTTTTCAGCCGGGTGTCAGATCGATCAGGAAACGGTCTACGGGGTCTATGCCGAGTCGGCCGATTCCGGGGCGGATATTCAGAACATCCACCTTGAGGGGCTGTACGTCAGCAAGACCACAAGCGGCGGCATCGTCTTCACCTCTACGGGCACAGGCGGGGCCATCCGTAGCGTGTGGGTGGATGGCGCACACATCGACCGGGCCGAGGGGCCTGCTGTGTCGTTCTTCGGTACTGCGGTAGAGGCCGCGACGGTGCGCGATTGCAGCGTGGTCGATTCGTCTGTGGCTGCGGGGGCCATCGTGTTCAACGGCACACAGGGAGTTACATGCATCGGCAACCGTGCGAGACAGGACGCATTTGCTCTGACGCCGGGCTATCTGGTGGACCTGTTGAGCGGCACGGCAAACATCGTCTGCACCGGCAACGATGGTACGGGGGCGGTGGATACCGCAACGGTGCGCGACTTGAGCGGCGATGTGGTGAAGGCCATAAGCGGCAACCCTGGATACAACCCGCTTGCGGAAGGGACGGTGACGCCTACGGGCTCGCCCTTCTCCTACAAGAACACCACGGGCGACACGGTGGCGGTCTACGTCACCGGGGGCACGGTTTCGGGAGTCACGCTCAACTCTCGGGCGGTGCCAACTACCTCGGGGATTTATCACCTAGTGCCGCACGGTCAGACGCTCGTCGTGACGTACAGCAGCGCGCCGACGATGTACGCGATGGGGGTCTGACATGAGCAACGCATTCAACAACGCGGCGAAGCTCAAGCGTGTTTTCCACCTTGAAGAGCCGCAGTTCGGCTACGTCGCTGGGACGGGGGTCAACAACACCACGGCGTTGCAGGACGCCATCGATGCGGCTACTGCGGTCACGGGCACGCTGATCCTTCCCCAGGCGCCCACGGGTGGCTACATCGAACACACCGGTCTGACGATCTCCGGCGCGGTCACGATCCAAGGGCAGGGCAAGTTTCGCTCGCGGCTGCGACTGCTGGGGTCGGCCAGCACGGGCGCGCACGGGATCACGTTTGACGACAATGTGGACGTGGCCGACGTGCATCTGCAGGACATCGGGCTGTATGGGCGGTATCCGACCCTGACATCTGGGCATGCGATCTATCTGCCCGATGAGGTCACCTTGTCTTATGGTCGGGGCCTGAAGCTCACGCGCGTCTATGCGACGGATTGGGGCGGCAAGGGTCTGTATGTCGGCGCTAACCGCAACAACGGCAAGGCGTATGACTTCGAGGCCACGCGCTGCGAGGATGCCGTCTACATCGACAATTCCAGCGATTGGAAGTTCACGGCTGGTGAGTTCGGCGTCACCCGTCAATACTGCGTGAACATACCCGGCGCCGGGGCGGATAACAAGTTCACCGACTGCAGCATGTGGCAGTCTCAAGAGTCGGCGGTGAACCTCGGGACCACTGGCAGCAGTCCAAACACATTCACCGGCTGCACATTCGACCATCACCAGAAGAACGCCGTGCGGATCAGCGGCAACGCGGCGGCGGGTCAGTCGCATGCGTTTATCGGATGCTGGTTCCGCGAGAACTCCGAAGCCGGCGACGGGCTGCACGCTCAGATTCTGCTGACGAACACGGCGGGAGCGGTGTTCATCGGCAACCGATTCACGGATCAGGAGGGCAACCCGCGACCGTCCTACGTTGTCGAGTTCAGCGGCACATGCGGCGCTGTCACCTGGGCAGAGAACTACGTCGAAACCGATGCCTACGCGACGGCGCTGACGAACGATGCGGCCAAGCTGGTTTGCGGCGGTGTGTCGCTTGTGTCCCAGGCTGTCAGCTACTTGGGCGGCAGCGGTGGCGCGCAGGGCCTACAGGTCAACGCCGGCACCGCTGGCGGCAACTACGTGCTTATCAACCCGAGAGCAGCAGGGAACCCAGCGGAGATCAGCGCGCAGGGTGTTGTGGACACAAACATCAATGTGCGCGTCATCGGCAAGGGGTCGGGCTCTGTGGAGTTCTACTCCAACGGTCTGCGAGTGGCCCGCGCTTACGGTGTGCTGTCGGCTGTCAACTACATCGACTTTGTAAATTCGGTCACCGGCGAGCCGGTGCGCGTTCTGGCGACCGGCACAGACCCGCACGTTGACCTGTCGCTCGAACCGAAGGGGACTGAGGGCTGCGTGGTGTTCCCGACGAATGGACTCAGGGACTACGCGGACGACACGGCAGCCGCTACCGGAGGCGTCCCGGTGCGTGGGCTGTATCACACCAGCGGCGCCGTAAAGATGAGGGTGGCATGATCGACTACGTGTTTGAAGGCGAGTGGTGCATTGGCTACATGGATGGTGACCGCCTGGTGCGGTTCATCTGGCCGCTGCCTGCGCATACGGTGGCGGGATCATGAGCGACATCCTTGAGAAGGCGCGCGCGCTGTGGGCTGCGGTGAAAGCCGCATGGGACAAACTCCGGTCTAGCGGCGGTGGCGGCGGGCCTGGCCCGGTCAAGTGAGCACGATGTGCCGCCCAAGAACAACAAGGCCGAAGATCCGGAGTTTTCAGAATCGGACCGCGCAGCGCTTGACCACGCGCGGGAAGAGCTTGAAGAACAGAAACACCGTGAGTGGCTGTGGTCTATGCTGGGCCGGATCGTCAAATGGACCCTAGCTGCGATAGCGGCGATAACCGTCGTGTCAGATGCCATCATCCGCATAGTGAAGGCGTTGCCGAAATGAAAGCACTGCACTGGATCGACGATAAGATGCGCGCTGTCAACTGGTTGCCGAACTTGGTCCTATGGACTACGGCGTTGCTGCTGCTGTGGGCGGCGATAGAAGCGATAGCTGCGTGAACCCGGCCGCGCTGCTGGCGTTGGGCGTTGGTCTTCACTACGGCTGGGCCGCTTTCCCGCCAGAACTACAGGCGCAGGCGTGGAACGTGTCAGGAGCGCTCACACGGGCTGCTTTGCTGCTGGCGCTGGTGTGGCGCGTCAGGAACCGCTGGGCGCTGCTGGTGGCCGCGTGGTGGCTGTGCGAAGAGGCGATGGTCGCCGGGTGCTCGATAGCCTACATGCTGGCGCCGTGGCAGGTGCTACCGGGCGAGGCGCAGTGTTCGGCGCTGCTTCAGTTCGATCTCGGGCGCCTGGGGCTGGCCGCAGTCGGCCTACTCCTTTTCCTCGCACCGCGCAAGATGTAAGACCTAGCACCTACCCGAAAGAGAAACATGCGCGAACAATCGCCCGGACATGGGCATCCTCTCATCACTTCTGGCGCGGCTGAAACTGAGCGCGACGGACGCGGCCATTGTCGCGGTGGTCGTGCTGTCGGTGGTCAACGTGCTGTCCGAGCTGTGGGCTTGGCTATCGCGTGCGCCTTGATGGCCGGCTGCGGGAACATGCGATGGCTCGAAAACCGCGCCGTCTGCACGTTGGACGGCAAAGAGGCCCACACCGTCAGCAAGTGGGGGCCTCTTGGGATAGCGTCGCGCCTAGCTGACGCCGACGCTGCGGTGATCTGCAAGCCTTAGCCCTTCTTCGGCAAGTCCTCTTCAGACAGGACGAGGCCAAAGATCAGTTCCCAAAACGATGCCCACATGGTGCGGTTTCCTTGATGTGCCGCAGTAGGCCCGCTGCGGCGGTCGGGGTGTCAATCGTAGCCTAGGGCGTCTTTGGCGATGCGCTGGCAGGCGTTGCGGTCGCGGTTGAATGTGCCATCCGGACGGCGCGGTGCGGCGATGATCTCAAGGGCTGCGCGCAGAGACTCCACCTCGCGCACGGCGCAATCGTAGTGCCGCGGCCCCCATTTGTAGCAGTCAAGCCCGTGTGTGCCAATTCGGCCGTCGCGGTCGTCTTGGTAGCGCAGCGCAGCCCGCAGGCGGTCGATCTCTTCGGCGGCTTCGTCGCGCAGAGCCCAGTGCATTGCATCGCCCTGATGCTCCCAGTAGCGGGATCGTAGGCGTTTGGTGATGTCTGTCATTGGTAGTTCCTCATCGCCAGCATCCGCGGCAGCTGGTCGGCTATCCAGTGCAGCAGTTCCTTCAGCGCGGCGCAGTGCAGCACCTCGCCGCTGTCAACATCAACCGCGCGCCATGCCACGTAGCCGATGCGCGGCTCTATCCGCAGATCGTGGAAGCCGCATGCCTTCAGGTCGAGCGTGAACGGCTGGCGACCATCGGTCATCGGCTCGCGGTCTGGAATGCCGTCTTCGCGCTCCCACTTCGCACGCCGGTCTGCCGCTCGCCAACGGGCCTGCGCTGCGTTGACGTGCCGCTGTGACTTGTGGCGTTGCATGGCGCAAAGTCTCCCGATGCTGTCTAAAACACGTTAGGCAGCACCAACAGCACCGCGCGCCTTCAGCCATGCGCCAAAGGTCATGCCGTTGTCGGCCCGCGCCCATTCCCTGTACGTGCGCTGCGCCCTGGTCAGCGTCGGCGCCTTGGGGCTGTGCTGCTGCACCCACACCATACCGGCCGGCGTGACGCGGAACACGTCGCCTCCGCCAGTGATCGCGTTGCCCTTGGTCTGCGTCATCAGGCCATCAGCCGCAGCCATCACGCATGTGGGCCAGTCGGTCGTGCCGCAGTCGGTCACGAAGTAGTTGCGGTGGCCCGCGCCTCGGCCGTACTGGTCCAGGCCCAGAGCGTGCTGTAGTACGTGCAGTGTCTTTTCCATGTTGGTCCTATCGTTGTCCTTCACCAGTGCTGCCTAACCCGTCATTCGAGCCGACCGAGTACGGCGGCTCAATTCCCACGTTAGGCGTCTTCACACTTCGCCAGCAGGGCATCAATCGCCTTGTCCACAGCAGCGCCCGCTTTTCCCTTGTTTTCCTTCAGCATCGAGGCGAAAAACGCCCGATAAATCTGGTCCGTCAGGATGTTGGCTTTGTCGCACTGTGGGTAGCCGTAGGCGTGCAAGTTCTTCACGCCGGCCGAAATCAGTTTGTCTTCCATCGTCGTTCTCCGTGTTTCTCAACCAAGACGCCTAACTGTCGGTTCAAGCGGAGAGCCAACAGCGGCCACCACTTGCGCGTCTTCATACTTGGTCACGGCTGTTGTCTCCCGCTTAACCTGGCGTTAGGCGTGCCTGCCAACAGCGCGCCAAAGCTCGGCCCTGCTGATGTCGTGGGCCGCCGCCTCTTGCGCGATGCGGTCGAACACCTGGCGCGCGTTCCGGTTGATGGCGGCCATCTCCCACGGGCGGAACGGCTGTATCGAGCCGCGCACAATCGGCCCGGTGCATACCGTGCGGTCGTAGGCTTCCGTTTCGTCGTGGTAGCGCTTCGCCAGTTCGTGCAGTTTGTTGTCCTTCTCGGTTGGCGTCCATTCGCACTCGAAGTCCGCGCGGGTCACGCCTAACCACTCGGTCAACTTGAGAGCCAACGGCTCCGTGGCGGGGGTAGCGTCGTGCGCTTCGGTCGGTTGCGTGGTCATCGCGTTGGCTCCAAGTTACCTCGAACGTTAGGCGTCAGCCACCACATGCGGGTCTCAGGCATGGGCCAGCCTTGCCGCACACACCGCCACGCTTGTTGGGGCACTGCTTGTGCGCTTCAAAAACCTGCGTCTGGTGGAACCACGGGTAACCGTGCGTCCGGTGCTTCCGGCCGCCAGGGCATGCCCGCGTTTTGGCGTTGTGCTGGTCGGCGGCCTTGCCGCAGTTCTTGCATTGCATTCGTTGTTCTCCATCAGTTGCGCAAGACGCCTAACCCCGCCACTCAACCGGACCCGCCACGGCGGGCCGGTTACCGGCACCGTTAGGCGTCTTCCTCATGCGCCGCAGTTGCTCGCGCAGCCCGTTGACGGTGCAAGGTTCATCGTCCAATGGCGTGCCTGAATTCAAGCCTTCGCCTTCGCCGCACGCCATGATCTGGCGCGCAGTCATCCTCGCCGCCTTCAAGTCGTCTTCGCAGCACCACGTCATCACGTCGCGGCAGGCCAGCTTGTAGCGTGCGGCCCTGTCGGCGGCTGGAAGCATCTCGCGCCTTTCGCGTCTGCGTCCGGCGTAGTAGGCCGCGCTCGTTACCAGCACCATCATGGGCGTTGCAATCGCCAGCACATCAAACCACAGCATGCCAATGTCCTTTCGTTTCTCCACCAAGACGCCTAACAACTCACTGAACCTATGCTCCGCTTCGCTCCGCCGGACTGCCTACGGCAGCCGGGTTAGCTTGGCCGTTAGGCCCTTGTCGCATATGCCACGATGGCGTGCGCCTGCCCGTTGCCGTCAAGCTCTGCCATCACCGCTTCAGTCCATCGAGCGCGCTCGGCAGCAGCGCCAAGGCCAGCAGCAATCAACACCAGTTCGCGCGCATCGGACCACTTGGCCCAATCGTTGTTGCGCAGCAGTTCGTCGGCTTGTTCGTCAGTCATTCGTCTCGCTCCGGTTAAAACGGGCCTAACCTGTCGCTCAAGCTGACCCGCGCTGGCGCGCGGGCAGCTTAGCTCCAACGTTAGGTTTCACAACAGCCCTTCCTGCACAGGCTCGCTGGCTTCGGCCAGCAAAGTGCCCTGCGCCTGGGCTCGTTCAATCCGCTCGCACGCGGTATCAAAGTGCTCGCGGGCCAGTTCAATGCCGATGAATCGCCGCCCGCTCTGCACGGCAGCAACGCCCGTGGTTCCGCTGCCCGCAAACGGGTCCAGCACCGTGCCACCCTTCTGGCTAAACATCGCCACCAGCCGCGCATAGTGCGGCACCATCTTTGGCGTCGGGTGCGTGAACTCGTCCTTGGTGCTTATCAGCGCCGCGTCGAGCCGGTCCATGTAGCGCTCGTGGCACTTACCTTCACCGAACCAGTACACCAGGCCGAAGTTCGCGTAACCCACGGCGCCGTTCCGCATGCTGTTCGTGTAGTTCAGCGCCACCGCGTAGCGGTACGGCAGCCATCGCTCCAGCTCCTGCCGCATGGTCGCGTCATCCTTGCCTGTTTCCACCAGCACGTTGGGGGCGCCGTTCGTCCACAGCGCCAGCGCAAGCCGGTTGCAGAATGCGCGCCACGCCTTCGGGTCCAGGTTGTCGTTGGCAATGGCCTTGCCCGCGTTGAATGGCGGGTCTGTAATCACCGCGTCCACGGCAGGCAGTAGCGGCAGCACTTCCAGCGCATCGCCGTGCCACAGTTCCGCGTTCCCGATCACCACTTTCTCTGCCATCGTCCTATTCCTTCGCTTCGGCGCCAGTGAAACCTAACACTTCGTTCCAGGCGAGGCCCCACGGCGGGCGGCCTCGTCACGCTCCGGGTCAGGCTGCGGCGCCGTGGTGCCCGCCTGAACTCGGGCGTTAGGCGCTTCAATCTGAACTGTCTCTCGCACACGCACAGGGCGCACAGTCCAGCTCGCCACGATGTCATCGCGTTGGCGCCCGTCGCGCCACTTGCTCATAGTGTCTGCACACCACGCGCGGGCCTGCTGTCGTGTGCAAAACAGCAGCGCTCGCGTTGGTTCCCCGGCATACGGTTCGCCGCCCAAATCTGCCGCCCACAGTCCACCAATGAGCATCGGGTCTCTGTCGGCTGGCCCGGTGGTGAATACCACCCCCCAAAGCAGGCGGTTCCAGCGCCTAACTGGCGCTTCGAGCCGACCCACAACAGGCTGGCTGCATTGGTGCGCTTCGGTCATGCTTCCTCGGCCTGTTGTGGTCGGCTCAAGCTAGCGTTAGGCCCTCAACACCACAACGCGGTCGCCCGGGTAGAGCCAAGTGCAGGCGTCCGACCATTCGCGTTTGCCATCGCCGCGGCGGTACTTGTCGAGTTCTTCGCCTTCGGCAACCTGCTGCTCCAGCGCAAGCAACCTGGTCAAGCGAGCATGAAGCGCCAGCACGATGTCTGCATCTACCGGCACCCATCCGCCGGCCATTCGCCCCTGTGCAACATTGGTTGCCAGCACCCAACGCGCATCACGCTCCGGCGCCGGGCCTAACCCCTCGCTCGAACTGACGCCCATCGGCGGGCTAGGCTGGTGGTTCTCGGTAGCTTGGTCTGTCATCGTCACTCCTCGCGCGCCGCTGGGCGCAGTTCAGCTCGAACGTTAGGCCCGAAGGCCACAGCGACGCAGCGCCACCCGCCACCATTGATCCCGCCGCACCTCGCGGATGGACGTCACGCATCGCGCCCACGCCTCGCGCTGCGCTTTGTAGTCGCCTGGCTCGTAATGCACCTCCACGCGCTGCCACAGCGGAAACGGGTCGCGCAGGTAGCGCCCACCTGTCGCGCACAAGATCGCGTGGAACTGGCCCAGCTTCTCCGCTGGCACGTACTCGGTCACTATCATGTGGTTCTCCTAGTTGGTCACGTCGGGCCTAACACCAGCTCGAACGGACTGCCTTCGGCAGCCGTTCAGCATGACGTTAGGCGTGTTCAGGTGCTCGGCCAGTTTTCTCTCGGCCTCGCGCCGAAGTTGATCCGGGGTCTTGCCGCCGGGCTTTATCACCGTCACCAGAATCGGCCCCATGCGCGAGCCGAACGTCACTTCGATGTAGTTCTTTGCGTCCGGGTACTTCTCGAACATGCCCAAGAACATGCCCGCCACAAGCTGCGGCCCAGGGCCTTCCATGCCCACGTCAAGCGATCCATTGCCCATGTGAATGCCGGTCAGTAGCGGGTCGGTTATGGCTTTCGCCAGCCGCTCGTTTTCCTCGCGCAGTTGCCGCACGGTGCGCCACGGGTTCAGCAGCGCCAGCGCGGCCAGCTTGGCGCGCACGATCCAGTAAGTCACGCTGTTCATAGTCCTTCTCGTTTCTCCACCACACGCATAACCCATCGCTCAACCCGGACCGTCCGCTGGCGCGGCCGGCCGGTTAGCTCGAACGTTAGGTATCAACCAACAGCCTTCATCGCTGCCGCCAGTTGTGCCCTGATCTTGCGCTCCAGTTCGGCCGCGATCTTGTCGCGCAGCGCTTGGCTGTTGTTCAGCGCCTCCATAATCATGGCGTCCACGGCGGTTTGCCACTGCGCCTTGACTTGCTTCTTGATGTACTCATCAGCGCCAAACTGGTTCGACTGGTCGGCCACGGCAACGCGAATCTTCCGCTCGACGGCGCTGCGAATCTCGTCCTCGGTAATCTCAATTTCCAGCTTCATTGCTTCTCCAAAAGTTGATGCCTAACTGTCGCTTCAAGCGGACGGCCTTCGGCCGCCGCTTAAGCTGGCGTTAGGCCCCGAGGGCAACATCTGCCACCCGGGCCAGGTATGAAAACTCGGCTGTGTCTCCGCCTGTCTCAATCTCTTCTTCCTCGGTCAGGTTGGCATAGGCCGGGTGCTCCTTGATGCGGTCGCGCAGTTCGGTCAACGCAGTGCGCAGGGCGTCAGCGCGCTGCTGCTCGTCCAGGCGCACAGCAGCCACAGCAGCCCACAATGCGGCCTCGATGTCGGCAATCCTACCGTCGAAGTTCGGGGCGCTGCGCAGCATGGCGTACACCGCGCGCATTACAGCGTCAACGTGCTCGGCGTTGCGGGGGTTGCTTTGGGCGGTCATGCCGTGGCTCCTTCGTCGCACCACTCGCGGTTCGGGGCGATGCCGTGCGTGCGGTCGAAGTCGCGGATCACGTCGGCGTAGTACAGCCTGGCCAACTTGATCTTCTCGATCATCAAAGCCTCAAGCGCGGCATCACGCTCGATCTCCATGCAGACCGTCACCCGCAAGTGTTCCGGGATGTGGCTCACGACATGCAGCGGCAACGGCTCGTATCCGATCAGGCGCTCGGGCGTGTCAACCAGGCAGTAGGCCAGCCGGGCGCGCGGCTTGTTCCACAACCGCATGTAGGCGCGAAGCTGCCACTGGTACAGCGTGCGCTGCGCGCTGGCGATGTCGTCCTCGCACAGCGGGAAAGTCGCCACCGACCACGCGGTCTTGATGTCGGTCACGCTGTCGCCATCGGGAAGGTCGGACTCGCCGGTCAGGAACTCGTCGGTCTTGCGCTCGGTGTTCTTCACCAGCGCCCGGCCATAGACCCGGTTGTAGAGGGCAATGCTCTCGTCCTCGCATTCGATGCCCTTGGCCAGCGCCTTGCCGTCGATCTCGAAGTCCACGCCGAAGATGGCTTGCGCGGCCAGTTCGCGGACGTAGGTCTTGGCGCCCACCGACAACGGACCTTCGCTCTTGCTGCGCGGCTCGGTCATCAACTTGCCCACGCCGCTGCAGCGGAACTTGATGATGGCGCTCATTGCTTCGCCCCCTCGGCTGCGTTCATTTCGGCCACGAACGGGTCATCGGACGGCGCGGCGGTGTGCGGCCCCGCAGTGAAGGGGTCGCGCGTCGCCTCTGCGGCGCGTGCTGCGGCCACGTCAACAGCCGTCTTCGCGCCGAAGGTTGCGCCGTGCGCCTTCACGGCCTGGGCGAACAGGGCATAGCCTTCGGTGTCGCGCGCCTTCTGGAACAGGGGCACGCATTCCTTGGACACAGCCTTGAGCGCTTCCGGCGTGGTCGTTGCGTTGACCTTTGCGACGCAGGCTGCGCGCATCAATTCCCGTGCTGTGTCTCGCTCATCGGCTGTCAGGTGCTCGCGCAACTCGTCTGACAGGTCTTCGAGATCCTGCGTGAAGGCATCGCTCGCGGCCAGCACGTTGAGCACCATCGCCATCTTGGCCCGCTTGGCAGCCATCTTCAGGACGGTGTTCGCCATGTCGGCCGGCTCGGTGCGGACCTGATCGACGGTGTAGAAGCCGCCGGACTTCTTGCCGTACTTCGTGCGGCGCAGCGCGACGGGCGTGGCCTCGAATTCTTCCTTGCACACCGCCTTGCGCCAGCGATACTTTTCCTCGCCGGTCTGCGCCTCGCCGATGCCCTGGCCCATTTCGACGCCGGTTTGCTGGTGGGTGCCAATGCACGTCACCCGGTAGCGGATCGCGTCGGCGCTGTTCGACAGGTCTTCCACCACGTAGCGGTCGGCGATGTGGAAGGTCAGACACAGTTTCTCCGCGCCGGCCTTGTAGAGCGTAGGCTTGTCGGTGCCAGGGATCACGCCGTAGTGGACGTTCTCCTTCATCACGGCGCGCATGACCTCTTGAATCGCCATCGCCTGTTGCACGACATCGGCAACGGCCATGCGGCCACGGTCAGGCACGAGTGCCTGCGGTTTCAGTTCGACTACTGCATTCATGGTGTGTTTCTCCTACAGGTGCGGGGTGTCAGCGGAAGATCAGGAACAGCGCGGCGGCAACTGCGATGAGCAGGCCGATGGCGATGGCCCCACCCTCGGGCACTCGCTGGCGCCTGGGCTGGCCGTCTTCCTCGCCAAAGTGCGGGTAGTCCGGTGCCTCATTCCACCGCGCGATCTTCGACGGCTCTGATCCGATCTCCGTAACGCACTCCGCAGGTGCCATGCCTTCGGTGTCCACGCGGCCGATGATGTAGCAGTCAACGAATTCGGTTTTGGTGTCGCCAAACACGGTGAGGATGGTGTCGCGGTGCTCGCGCAGGGGAGCGCATAGCGCGCGGCGGTCAACTCGTTGGCCTTCTTCGGGTGTGATCTGCTTCATGCTGTCCTCCGGCGAATGGGTTGCATGCGCCGCTGCACGTCGGCCAGGCGCACAAGGTCACGGTCAATCTCTGCGTTGAACTCGCGCAGGCTCAGGCTGTCGGTCAACCCGTCGCGTTTGCAGGCTGCGAGGTAGGTGCGCGACTCCCAAATGCACCAGCGCAGGAACAGCGTTTGCACGGCCAGCAGCGGCCAGATGAGCGCGCGGCTCATGCCGCCACCGCCACGATCAGCGCCGACACGGCAGCAGCCAGCGTTACGAAGAGGACCGCAGCCATCGCGCGGGGGCTCAGGGCGGCGCTCATGGCTGGCTCCAGATGCCGTGGGCGCGCTCGATGGCGCGGGCAAACGGCATGCCGATTTCGCTCACCCAATAGTCGCGGTAAGGGATGCGCTCGTCGTTTTCGTAAACCGTCTCCAGCACCAACGCCTCGATTTGCGCATCCGTCAGCGGCTGGGCTGCGGGCTGCGCTGGCGGGGCGGCGTAGACCGGCGTCGAATACATGGCGTTGTCCTTGTACGCGGCGCTGATCTCGCTCGGCCTGTAGAAGACGTTCCGGTATGGGCTGCTTTCCGGCACGTTGTTGGTGATGACGTAGCCGAACGGCTCACCCACCGGCTGCGCCTTATCAACCAGCGTGAACCCCATTTCGCAGTACGGGCAGTGCGTCTTGAGCCCTAGAGGCGCGCGCTCGGCGGGCTGCGCCTCTGCTGCGGCCAGGGCGGTGCGGAGGGCGCACATCGCGCCATGCACGGTGGCAGGAAACGATGTCGGCGCGTGGACATCATCGTCAACAGCCTCCAGCGCCTCCAGCGCAGCGCGTGCGGCTTCTATCAGGGCGCTCATTTCGTCACCTCGCCGTGGTCGATCACGAACACAGCCATGCCGCCCGTGGGCTCCATTTCCTCCCACTTCGCGCGGTAGTACGCCTGCCCACAGGGCGCGTCGCGCGCCTCGCCCAACGCCTGCACGAAGCCCTGCGCGCCGAACGCCTTGGGCTCGGTCACGGTCATGTAGCAGCCGGCAAATGCCTGGTTGCGGCACGCGTCAGGGTGAAGCTGCACGATCTCGCCGATCTTCAGTTCGCGCGGGATCATGCGGCCCTCGCTTTCAGCATGGCGTCTGCGATGGCGTAGGCGGCTTCAGACACGTTGAATCCAGTGCCGCCGGCTTCCACTTCGTCGCGGTACTCGCGCAGCAGCGTTGGCAGTGCCTTCGCCGCGAAGTAGTCCCGCAGATCAACCGGCAGCACGACGGACTGCACGGGCTTCTCGTTGCTTGGCGTTGTAGTGCTCACGGTTGTTCCTTTGCCATTCGGTGTGTGATGCGCTGGCGCAGGACTTGCACCAACTCTTGAGCTTCATCGGTCCGCTGCGTCCAAGGTCGGCGCTGAAACTTGCAAACGTCTTGATCGTTTCGCAGCGCGGGCAGCGCTTGTGGTCTTTCGGCATGTCGCGGAAGGTGTCGCCAGGCATCGACGCATGGCGCGCGTTGCACGAAACGCAAACAACGGCCAGCGACCCGTCGCGGTAGTGCTGAAGGCTTGCCGTCCGCTCGCGCTCACCGTCTCTAGAAAGCACGTTCATCACCACGCCGCAGTCGGCGCAGGTGTCACGCCACATGGTCTCCAGTTGCTCGTGAGTCGGGACTGCCTTACCGTCACGACTTGCGCGAGACCTCATTTGCCCAATTCGGTAGTGCCGCGCGCACAGCCATTGATGGCCCTGCTTGCGAACGGCTCCAACACCGCAGCGCGAGCACTGGAATGCCGGCCCGCCGTTGTTGGTGATGGCGTTCATTCGTCGCCTCCTTCCATGATGTCCACTTCCCACTTGGTGATCTGGTCTGCACTCGCCACGTCGGCGGCGTCGCACCAGCAGCCGTTGAGGTAGACGCGCAGCACGCTCACGCTGGCCTCATAGCGCGGCTCGTTCCAGCCGTCACCCGATGCGAGCTCGAACTCGTATTCGACGGCCACCTCAAGCGGCCCGAACACCAGATAGGCCAAGCTGCAGCCGCGCGCAGCCTTCAGGTTGTTGCCCTCGGCCACGTTCACCCGGTCGGCCAGCGCGCGGATGGTCGCTTCGTGGTCCGTGGCAACCAGGTGCCACTTGACCTCAAAGCCGCTGGTGTGCGCCGCCTTGTTGGCGTCGATCAACCACTGTGCGCGGACCATGCCGGCCGGCACCAGGCCAGGTGTCGCGGTCGGCAGATGCGTGCAGCCCTCGGGCCACTTCGCGGTCGGGTACTCGCCGCGCGGCAGCGGCTGGTGCGTGTGCAGTGCGTGGAGTAGGGCGCCCATTACGCGGCCTCCACGCCAGCCAAGGTTTGCAACTGTTCCTTGACCCGCGCCAGTTCCGACTTGACAAAGGAAAGCTCTGTGCGAACGCGCGACAGCTCGTCTTCTTTTGCCTTGATGCCCTTTGCGGCGCTGACAAAAACGGCTGGGCTTGCAGCGACGAATCCATCTTCAAGCACGGCCGAACTTGCCGGGATTGAAAGCACCATCGCTTCGACACCGTAGCTTTCGGCCCTGAACTCATCGCCCAAGGTGATGTTCATCACGGGCTTGACGGTCGTCAGTTCTTGATAGCCCTCGCGGATGAAAACCGCGTTTTGCTCAAGCATGGCCGCCAGCATCGGCAGCGACCTGTCTGCCCCGTCGTGCGGGATGTAGATGGCGATGGCTGTCGCGCCGTTGGTCTTGATTGTTGCGAACATGTCTCGATCCCCTCGCGCTGCTGGCCGGGACATCCGGGGTTCAGTGCAGCGCATGCCGTGCATCATACGCTTACCGTGCATTGTCGCAAGTGCAAAACCGCGCGATTAAGTAGGGTATTGTGCAAACCGGCACGGTTGTCGTGATAGCATCGGACCTTATGAAATCAGCGCATCGCATGCTAACCGACCTGCTACGGCGCGGGATCACCCAGGCGGAAATCAGTCGCCGCCTCGGGGTGCACCATAGCCAGATCAGCCGATGGATCAGCGGCAACCCGCCGAGGCACGCGGACGCGATCTTGCGGCTGCATGCCGAGCACGCCAAGGAGTGCAAGTGACGCTGACACCTTGGTATCCGGCCAGCGTTAAGCCGGCCCGCGTCGGGTGGTATGAGGTGCGCTTGAGCTTTGACCACGGCCCCATGATGGAGCGCTGGCATTGGGATGGCGAATACTGGACCGATGAACTGCAAAGCGATGTCTGGATGTGCAAGCCTGACAAGTGGCGCGGATTGACGGAGGCGCAGGATGAGTGAGCGAGCGAAGCGCGCGGCCGAGGTGCTGTCTGCACTCGGCTGGGGCGTCAATGACGAGTACCTGCCGCATTGCCCGGCCTGCGGTGAGGAAATGCTCACCAAGCGGCAGCGGTATTGCCATAACTGCGGCGCGAAGCCCCCCGCGTCCGAAGGTTCGATAGCGGACCTGGAAGCGGCCATTGTGGCGGCACTGGAGGTCAAGTGAAGCTCGACGACACGCAACCCTGCCCCGGCCGCTGGCGCCCGCTGCGGGTAGCCCACGCCGGCATCTGCATCGCCTGCGAGCGGTTCAGGCCAGGCACCAAAGCCCCCGATGCTATCGAGCCGGCCGCAAAGATCGGGCTGCATGGCGAGTGGGTGTGTGACGAGCGGCGCTATGTGGCGCCAAAGGTGAGCGCATGACCAGCGACGAAGCCCGCCACGTCCCGGACCGTGCGTTTCGGGTGGCCCAGCCGAGCCTGCCGCAGCCGCTTCTTTGGATGTGCGGCCACAAAGGCCCGCGCGCTGGGGGCTACTTCAGGGGCCGTGTGCCGATGCGCTGCCCGGCCTGCAACAAGGAGAAGGCATGACGACTCTGTACCGCAAAGAAGGACGGCGCTACGTGGTGATGGGCCACGCCGAGCGCTATGACCACGCTGACGTGATGAAGGCCGGGACGTGGCGCGTGAGCTACTGCTACGCCGATGGAGCGCTGCGCTACAGCTACGACGTGAAGCCGGACACCGCGTCATTCGTGGCTGCGTGCGAGCTGGCCGGCGAGGCGATGGAGCGCGCCATTCAAGGCGTGGCTATGGCGCACCCGTCGCCACGTGAGCGGCCGTACACGAAACGCCAGCTTGAGATTCTGGAGCACTTCAGGGCTGAGATGGTTGACGCTGGCGGGCTGCTGCCGACGTGGTGGGAATACAGCAGCGCGCGTGAGATAGCGCAGGCCGGGATTGATGCCGTAAAGAACTGGAGCGAGAAATGACGCACTGCGACCAAATCTATGCCTACCTGAAGGCGCACGGAAGCGCCACCGTGCGCGCTCTCATGCTGCACTGCGGTACGAACTGGCCGCATAAGCGCCTGGATGAGATGACCGACGAGCATGGGAACGTGTACCTGCACGACGGGGAAGAGTGGAAGGCCACCGGGGAACAGATCAAGCGGGAAACGCGGCGCTACCGTGGCCGGGACATCCGCGTGTATCGGCTGGTGCGCGCGTGATGATTACAGTGTCTCGCTGGCTTGCGTCGTTTTCCTGCGCGCTTGCGCTGCTGGCCTTGTTTGACGGGGCTGGTTTATGGGCGCTTTGTACGGCCTGGTGGTCATTTTCGTTTGCTGTGATGTTGCCGAGGCGTTGACATGGCCGACGCTATCAACATGCGCGCATTGATAGCTTTTTGCTATTCGCTATCGGGTGTTGGGTTTGCGATGCAGAGAATCAATCATGCTGCGTCGCGCACCGGGCAAGAATCGGCTGGTCGGTGTCATGCCGATCGCACCCCGCGCGTCAGTAGTGGGCCTGCATGGGCCGCTCGGGAGAAAACACCGATTCGCCAACTCGGAAGGCGCTTATGCAGGCGGGGTGCAACTCCCTCAACGTCTGCGGCCTGGTTTGATTCTCGGGGCTGGGGTCGGTTAGAAGCCGCAAGCCGAGACACTGCACAGTGGACCTCCCACCTTTTACCCATTGGGGTAGGGGGTGGGTTTGCATGGACCTACCCTACTGGGAGCGTTTCTTGATACCAATCCCAGCGTACCTAGACCCCGAGGCATGGCAAGGGTTCTGCGACATGCGCCGCGCGATGCCGAAAAGCCGGCCATTCACTCTGAGAGCCGCGACGCTTATCCTGAAGGAATTGCAGCGCATCAAGGATGCCGGGCACGACCCGAACGCCGCGCTGGACCAATCGACGCTGAACGGATGGACGGATGTCTACGCCCCAAAAGAGAAGGCCATCCCGCGGGCAGGCAAGCATCTGAGCGATTGGGACCTGCACCTTGAAGCCACGAAGGACCATAAGCCAATCGACGGCGCGAAGGTTGCAGAGGTGGCGGCGAAGGCTCTGCAGGCGATTCGGAGGGTGGCATGACGGCGCTCCAATGCCTGCGCCAGCGAGGGCGCATGGAAGCCTCGCATGTCGCGTACATCACTGGCCTGTCGCTGGGTGACGTGTACCTAGAGCTGGTGCGTGCCGAGGCCGCTGGCGCTGTGCGGGTCAGGTGCTCGAAAGTACGCGGCGGCCAGTGGGTCAAAGAATGGGAGGTGACGGAGTGAAAAAGCCCCGCTACGCGATGCGCGAGAGACTCCTGCAGGCGATGCGCGGATGCCCCACGGGCAAGACGCTGCAGGGCTACGCTGCAGAGCTGTGTGTGTCCCGCGAATCCCTGGACAAGGCCGCTACTTTGTGCCGTGATTTCGGCCAGGTGGTTTGCAGGCGTGCCGGTCGGCGCGTGCTGTGGACTGCTGCAGAGCATGCCGAGTCACTCGCGGCTGGGTGTGACGCAGAGATTCAGCGGCAGCGGCAACGGCTGGCGGATTCAGGCGTTTTGGACGCACGCCGCGAACAGGCGCTGAAGCGCCGCAGGGAAAACCAAAAGAAGCGGCGCAAGGCCAAAGCGGCGCCAATTGTTGTCCAAGGCCCGGCGCGCTATCACTGGCCGCAGGCGTCGGACTGGACTCCGCCCGTGTTGGTGCCGAGTGTGTGGGCGTTGGCAGAGCTATGAGGCCGCGAACTGCCGAATGCGTGGCGCTGGTGCAGAGTCGGCCCGGGATCACGCGCGCCGAAGTGGCCGCGGCGATGGGCTGCGCAGTCAAGACCGCCGGGGTACACCTACAAAACGCCAAAGGCGACGGGCTGGTGAAGTCGGACAGTCTCGGGCGCTACGCTGGGTGGTATCCAGCGGCCGTTAGCATGGCAGACGTGCAGCCCGACCGGGCGCCGGTTTCGTGCATTTGGGCGTGTGCGGCATGAGCGACAGACGCAAAATAGACCCGCAGACAAGCCTGCAGGCCATGCACGACACAGGCCCAAAGCTGGCCGCTGCAAGAGCCGAACGGGTCTACATGGAAGAGTACCGAAAGAGTCTGAAGGCGTTACTCATGAAGGCAAGCCCGCAAAGCAGCGCGGCGATGCAGGAACGCGACGCCTATGCCGACGAAAGCTATCTGTTGCACCTGCAGGGCCTGAGGCAAGCCGTGGAGCGCGAAGAAGCGTTGCGGTGGAAGATGGTCACGGCACAGACCGCCGTCGATGTCTGGAGAAGCCAAGAATCGAGCGCGCGGGCTATGGATAGGGCGGCTGCATGAGACGAGCCGCAAGGGTCGATGCAACGCAGGCCGACATTGTGGCCGCGCTGGAAGTGGCGGCATGATGCAGGACCGCATCGTCGGCGTCGATCCCGGTGTTCACACCGGCCTCGCCATCTGGTCGCGCACCGACCGCAAACTGGTGGACGTGCAGACGACGACCATCACCGCCGCCATGACAATGGTCAAGATGATGGCCGACTTCGGTTCGCTGCACTCCGTCGTGTTCGAGGATGCGCGGCTGCGGACGTGGTTCGGGGCCAAGGGCCGCGAGGCGCTGCAGGGGGCCGGCTCCATTCGCCGCGACTGCTCGATCTGGGAGGAGTTCCTGCGCGGGCTCGAAGGCGTCCCGTTCAAGCCGGTGAGCCCGCAGTCCAAGGGCGCGAAGCTGGACGCGGCGCAGTTCGCAAAGTTGACGGGATGGACCGGGCGCACGTCATCGCACGGGCGCGACGCGGCGATGCTTGTTTGGGGGCGGACATGACAGAGCTGGAACAGATGGCCCAAGAGCGCGCCCAGGCGCTGCAGGAGCTGGCCCCGTTGACCCCGGCGCAGCGTGACGTGCTGGTGCTGCTGTGCAAG